AGACAGTTGCTCTCAACCTGTTTCGCACATACCGCAGCATTAAGGACTATGGCTGGCAGGAAACTATGGACTCGATGTCCCGAGCCACTTTCTACCGGCATGTTGACCAGATTTGCGAATGCGGACTTTCAAAGGCCGCTTTGCAGAAGTTGAAGATGGATGACCAGAAGAACAACGTGGTTCCGATCCTGCGCTTCCTTCAAGTCGATTTCAGCGCTCAACGTCCAGGTTGGTACGTCGAGCCATCGGTGGAGGCTGCATGATGCTTTCCTGGGCATATTTGCGCGGCTTTCGTGATTACCGGCCACGCCGCATTTATTGCAATCCGTACCTGCTTTGCAGTTACGACTACAACGAATACGAGCGCGGTTGGTTTCAAGCGCATAAGCGCGCCGGGTTGTTCTCATGATTGCCGCAACTATCAATGTTTTGGTCGTCACGATGTGCGGACTGTTGGCAATTCACTTTCTCGGGCGCTGGGCCCGTTCATAACCGAGGTAATCACCATGCTTGTACAAATGGGCCTGTGTAAGGGCGTCACTTCCAAAGAAAAGATGAATGGCATCATCGAGCATTACTTGGTTCTGACCGCTCCTGGTCGTGACCAATTCGGTCAAGAGGTCGAGCAATCTATTGGTCTCAAAGTTTCCAAACGCCAACTCGATTCTGGGATCGAGAACGCTTATAAGCCCTACATCGGCAAGCAAGTTGCCGTCCCGGTATATGCCAAAGCGTGGAAGTCTAAAACAGGCACCGCTTTCGGTATGGACCTGTGGCTCTCCGATGACGGATTGCCAGTTCCTGTACAGCGCGTTCAGCCGCGCCCGGCTTCTGTTGCAGCAGGCGCTAACTAATGTATTTTCTTGCGTGCGATGGAAGTTGGAAAACTTCGCCGGATGGCTACCTTTCCTGCGTCGGAACTCTTACTGCTATCGAACGCGACGAATTAGGCCAGTCCGGCCTAACACCCGAGGATATACCGGTACTTACCGGCCAAGCGCTGATTTTGTTCGCGGTTGCCTTCGGGATACTTGCAATGAAGAAAGCTCTTTCAACACGCACATAGGAGTGCAAAAAATGCAAAAGCTCAAAGCTCTGTTCGCCGCTGGTTCCACTGTTGCTGCTGGCTCGGCCTTCGCTGCCGTTCCGACTGGTGTTACCGAAGCAATTACCGAAGCCGGTACTGACGCCGCTACGATCGGCGGTGCCGTGCTGGTCGTTCTGATCGGCATTGCTGCGTTCAAGTACATGCGTCGCGCGATGTAATCGACCCGCAGTGCAATCAGGGGCTCGGGTCAAACCGCGCCCCTTTTTATTGGGAGAAGTGAAAGATGGGAGCGACGGAATATGCGGTCATTGTTATTACGCTTGCTATGTGGGCTCTGTTTTTTGGGCGCATTTAATGCCTATGCGGATACGTTTATAGCGCGTCTTTACTCTGGCACTGATACGGCGACGGGCTCAACACGTAATGCCGCTGCGTTCTCGCTCTGTAATAAACGTTGGCCAGCAGGGTCAGGCAGTACTTTGGCTGTTGGTATTGGGGCTGTTTATCCGGATATGGAATGTAGGCATGGTCAGGTCTCGGGTTATACGGTAGCCGGCCTTGTTCGTGTTTTTAAAGTTTGCCCGCCTGCCTTAGATGGGAGTCCGGTAGAGGTTGGTTATAACTCAGATTGTCCAGAGCCTGTTCAACCGCCCACTCCGGATGAGTGTCTTGCGGGTGGACCCGGTATCTTTTCTAAATCCGGTCCGGTGATTTCTTCCAACGGGAACAATTATGTTGCTGTCGGCGGTGGTGGTTCTGTTTGTTTCGGCCAGTGCACGCATTCGCTCAGCGACCGCGCGGCTAGCTGCTATAGCTCGGGCGAGGGTACTGGTTTCTGTAACTACGTCGGCACACCAACCGGGGAGGTCTGTTCATCTCCTGATGCGCCCCTAGGCGGCACTGGCGATCCTCTCAATCCGCCTGATACGCCTGACGTTCCTCCATCAGACCCTAACGACCCCGGTTGTCCTCCTGGCTATGGCTGGTCTGGTACGACCTGCGCTAAGAACCCTGACGACAACGGCAACCCGCCTGGTGACGGCTCGGGTGGTGATGGCGGCGATGGTGGTGATGGTGGTGATGGCGGCGACACTGGCGGCGGTGGCGGTGGCGGTGGTAGCGGTGATACCGGTGGCGGCGATGGCGGTGACACTGGCGGCGGTGATACCGGTGGCGGCGATGACGGTGACACTGGCGGCGGTGATACCGGTGGCGGCGGCTCCGGTGATGGCTCGGATGATGAGGGCGAAGACCCGAAAACCTCAGTTGGCGGCGAATCGTGTTCGGCCACGATTACCTGTGAGGGCGATGCCATCCAGTGCGCGATTCTCCGATCGCAGAAGAAACAGGCATGTGCTGATGAGGAAGCTCGCGATTACTCCAAGGCTGCGCCGACCATCAACGCTGAGATCGGTAAAGGCGAGTACCAGCTCAAGGAAGAAACTGTCGATGCGAGCGGCTTTTTCAACATGGGCAATCGCTTCTACAGCTCGACTTGTCCTTCGCCTAAGTCGCTGCGTATTGAGAGCTTCAACCGCACGATCCAGCTTTCTTATCAGCCGCTCTGTGACTTCGCCGGGGCGCTCTCCTACATCGTTGTGGCGATGGCCTCGCTGTTCTTCATGGTCTATGTCGGCCGCTCTTTCGGAGGTGAGTAAATGCACTTTGTCGCGATTATGACGTTCCTCAGCACGGCCATTGTTCCCCTGGTCAAAAAAGTGCTGTCTGCCCTGGGCATTGGTGCCGTTACCTATGTCGGGATCAATTTCGTGATGGATCAGGCCAAGGCGCAGGTAATGGCTCAGCTTACCGGCGTGTCTGCTGATGTTGCTCAGATCATGGGCATGTTCAAGTTCGACGTAGCCGTCAACATCGTGTTCGCCGCGGTGACGACGCGCATTGTTCTGTCCGGCGTCAACAAGGTCAGCGGCTCGAAAAAGTCGCTCGGCTCGGTTGGGGGTAACTGATGTCTACGGCAACGTTCGTCCTTCGCACCGGTAAACAGGGCAACGGTAAAACCCTCAACTCGATCAAGGAAATCGACCAGAAGGCGCACAGGGAAGGGCGCACGGTCTATTACTGCAACATCACCGACTTCAAGCCCGATCACCCAGCCATCAAGGCTACATGGGTTGAATTCGATCATCCTGAAACGTGGTTCGAGCTGCCGCAGAACGCGATCATTGTGATCGACGAGGCGCAGACGTGGTTCCGTGTTCGTCCTCAGGGCTCCAAGGTGCCGCTCTATGCTTCGAGGCTTGAAATCATGCGCAAGGATGGTCATGAGCTTCATGCCATCACGCAAAGCCCCAAGCTGATCGACTCGCATATGCGCGAGCTGTGCGGCATGCATATTCACTATTACCGGGGACGGGGTGGCAAGTTCATCAAGCGTTGGGAGTTCGATCAGCCGGTGATGAACGTCGGTGAGAAGCTCGACTTTCCTGACGGTCAGTCGACCCGGATCACCATCGACCCGACGTATTTCGGTTGCTACAAGTCGGTGAAGGATGGGACCGAACATCACTTCAAGTTTAGGGCGCCTCGGGCGCTCTATGTCTTCGTGGCCTGTCTTGTTCTGCTTGGCTTGGCTGCCTGGAAAATATCGGGCCGCGTGATGGGCGAGCCTGAGCCTGTGGCTGCTCCTGAGCCGGTGTCTCAGCCGTCGAAAGGCATTCTGGCTACGGCTTCGCCTGCGTCGATGGACGCCATTGGGGTCGATGAGTACATAGCTTCGCGCACGCCTCGGGTTGCTGACGTGCCGTCGTCGGCTCCGAGGTATGACCAGATCGCACAGCCGGTTACCTTCCCGAAGCCGTTCTGTGTCTCGACCAGCGATCTTGAAATGCTCAAGCGCAACTCTCGGCGCATGTCCGTTGGTTACGACGAGGACGGCAACCTCGCGGGCTGTCGTTGCAATTCGCAGCAAGGGACGCGAGTCGCTGTCAGCTTCGAGTTCTGCATGAATGTTGTGACGAACGGGCTGTTCGATGATACGAAGCCTGATCGCCAGCAGGTTGCAGGCGGTGACCGTGGGACGGACGGCGGAGCCGGCAGGCACGCGGGCGCTGACCTGCAGCTCGCTTCGTTGATTTCATCTAGTTCATCGTCTGAACCCGTTAAGGCGCAATACGTACCCAGACCGATTACTCAGGCTGGTGGTGGCAAACCTGGGCATCTGTGGTGATCACATGGATGACTTCGCGATCTACACTGGCGAGGAGCTGCGCGAGCTGTACAACTGGCTAACTACGCAGCACCGGCTCGTTGAAGATGAACTGGCTTGGCGCTCACGCTGTGAAGACCTGGACCATGACAGATTAGGCGCTTCGCATAAT